TGCTTTTTTCAAGCACTTGTAAGCGAGCACAATAACCGTAGTTGAAACAGTCCAGACCTTCGTTTCGGACGCCGCCTTGTTTAATAACCCAACGAACGGTATTACCAGAGCGTTTTAATTCTTCGGACATAAGCTGTTCGCAGTAATCATCTGGAACATCATCAGAGATTTCGACTCTGACTGGTGTATTTCCAGATTTCACGCTTCTGTTTAGCAGTTCACGAACTAAGTTTTTTCCTTGGTTAACACCAATCATATAAAGTTCATAACCACCGGTTTTCGTGATTTTCGTTGGAACATAAGGGGCATCAACAGAGCTGGCACCTTTAATTGCTTTCAGGTTTGTCCACTGAGAGCAGAAACGATAGATTGTTTTAGTCGCTCGACCGTTTGAGCTATCGACGTTTACCCACGCTAAAGGAACCTTTCTTCCCGAAGCTGTTCTGAACGGTGCTTTCACGTATGCAAGCAATTCTTTATAAGCAGGAGAATCGATAACCTCAGCGTTCATTGTCATAAAGCTACGATGTGCAAGAATATAAACGGTTCGTTCGTTATGACCCATCAGAGTTATTTCTAAACGGTCTTGCTGTTGGTCAACACCAGCTGTCATGAACAAACAATCTTCTGGAATATTACGAATACCGATATCAGTTTTCAGTACGTTTAATTTACTGATTTCCACATCCTCGTTCAGATCATCAAAAGGCAATCCTAAAACGGTGTTATAGAACGTTGACAAACTGAATGTTTGATAAGCATTTTTGAAATCTTCAACAACGGACTTTATTGAACTCATAGGACTATACAAACGACTAACATGGAATCCTGCTGTATCAGATTCTGGATTAGTCACAATCCAATTACCGTTTGCTAATGCTCTTGCCCGTTGTGCTTCTGTGATTGTTTCATTACAAGAAGGACATTCAAGACGCGCAGTTTCTGGATCTGGTACTGATTTGCCATCTTGTTTAATCCAATCGAATTTGATGTTTTCCCAAACAATCTCATGAGAATGATCGCAATGAGGACAATCGATATGGAATTTACGTCTATCGGATGCTTCATATTGGGTATTGATAGCACCGTATTTGCCAGTAGGCGTCGAACTGATAAAGATTCGGGCGTCTGAACCGAAAGTTGTTGCACGCTGTTCGGCAATCATTATCGGATTGCCTTCTTCTGTATCAGTATCGACAGCATCAACTTCATCAAGCAGAAGCAATGGCAGAGTTTTACCGCGCAAGTGAGAAGGGGAGTTCAAACTCATGAAATACCAGAAACCACCATTTCGTAGCTGAATCTGACTGGTGTTATTAACTGCGTTTCTGTCATTCTTATCAGTAACGATTTTTTGCATCTCTTCGGATGCGTCAATCATCGGTTTAATTTTACCACTGAGCCATTGTGTCGTTTCTTTCGCTGTAGACTGTAGAACCCCCGCATTGCCTGGATCTGTAGCTGATTTATAGAACAGAACACCGTTCAGAATCGTCGTTTTGCCGATCTGCGCAGAAGTCATAAGAACGATTTTCTTCTTCTTGCCTTTGATAGCGTCAATCATTCCGCGCTGAAATTCGAAAAGTCGCATTGGCTGATCAGCGTATGGTCCATCAGGGAAGATTAAGTTCTGTTCAACCCATTCTGACGGGGTGTAATCAGCAGGAGGCATAATAAAAGTCTTTGATGCCTTTATAATTTTTTTCAGTTTTTCTAAGTTTGTCATATTCACCTCTGACTGTATTTATGAAATAATCCATAAATTGTTTTAGAGGTCGCTTGCATCTGGATTTCCGCCTGTTAAAGTTCAATTCATCGAAACACGGGGAACAACGAAATGAAAACTGAACTGACTGTTGAAAACAAAATTGCTTTTGATTTAAACGCTGGGACTGAAATCTCTGAACGTGAGCTTGCAGAAAAACATGAAGTTCCTTGTTCTGTTGTTCGTCGTGTAAAAGCGAACATTGAGAAATATACCGTTGTCGAAACTGTTGATGTTGTTGAAGCTAAAAAAATTATTAATCAAGCTTTCGGTATCGATAACATCGAGAAACTTTTGAAATCAAAATCTGCTAATAAAAAACCTGCCGATATAAGCGTAATTATCTTTAATCGCTCGGAAGGAGACTTTGCATTATTCAGTAAGCAGATGAATGGAAAATCATCTGCATATATCAAAGACCAATTTTTACGCTGTGTTAATTTAAACAAGGATTCACAATGAAACATATAATCTCTATTGCTCTTTCTCTTGCTTCTTGTTCAGCATTAGCTAATGAAGTAAGAACTTGCGATATGACTCTGTATCATCAGATCGAAGGTGAAATGCTTGAGAAATATAATCTCAAACAGAATACAACTGTGATTGATAAAGGGAATAGTTTTGTTATTTCCTCAGGTATTAGTCTCGAAGAAAAATCCCCTGCGCTGGATAAAACAGCAGATAACGGAACAATTTTCTCAGAAGAAACAAAAGGAACAACGTGGACATCGTTTGCGAAAGGCAAAGACGAAACAGGATATTTCTACGTCTATAAAAATAACGTGAACAAATCGATGAAAACTACTGTCTGGTTATTCGATAACTGTCGATGAAAAATCATATGCAACTCGTGATTCCTCCTGAGTGGAATCACGATTTCGATATTAGTCGATGTGGTAAGTTCATAACGCTGAAACTCTTTATACCGAACGTTTCCGTGATGTTAGGTCATAGAGCAAAGAGGATAACGATTAGAGCTATGTTTGACTGTTTTCAGTTCAAAGATAGGAAGATTCAGAGAATCTTGATTGATTTGATGGAAGAACTTAACAAAAGTTATCACGCGAGAATTGATATACGATAGATACCGAAAAGGGAGCTAGTGCTCCCTTTTTATTTGTTAGTTGATAGACCAAGACGACAAAGCTTGATGTCTTCTGAGGCAGTCGCAGGGTTGTAATCCTGTGTATTACAAACAACATAACGTGTTTTAACTTGATTGATGCTTACTGTGCTGTTGATGCAAGCTGTAAGACTGAAAGCGCCCACAATAGCTAGCGCGATTAATACGGGTCTTAGAAATTGTTGAGTCTTAGACATTCGCTGTCTCCTTGTTAGCGTGACGTGCTTTCTGTGCTTCTGACATTCTGCGTTTGGTTTCTTCTGATTTAGGACCAGTTTTGCGACCGCGTAGAGCATCACCGATTATTTGTTTCGTATCATCAGAGCGAGTCTGACCAGATTTTGCTTCTGAGATTTTACGACGAGTTTCATCAGAGACTTCGTGACCCATCATAGAAGCGGAGATTTTCGCGTTTCGCTGTTTAATTTGTTCTTCTGTCATTTTGTCAAAGACCTTACCACCGGAGTTTCCTTTAGAGATATTTAAAATATTAACTTCCGCTTTGCGTGCTGATTGAATGCATTCAGATTCGAAGTCATACGCTTCTTGTTCAGATTCAAAATTCTGTAGAACGATTTTATAAACGATATCTGAGTCGTTCATTTCAGCGAGTTTTTCCTGAACTCTGCAACCAGAACCGATATACGACATATCAGGCTGACCGTTGAAAGCTTGTTTGCCGAAATAAACGAATGATTCATTGTTGATACTGAAAACGGTTTTATAAACGCTGAAACCGGTTGGCTCAGAGTTCAGTTCAGAACGGGTTTTGTAAGTTATGTTGTTGATAGTTCTTTTGTACATTTTGAGATTCCTTAAAGTTTGATGTAAGTGATTGGCATTCAGATGTTTTTCTGAATAACACTTGTATTTAGTAAACTAGGAATCTCTATTGGTCTGATTCAATAACAGTGATAGCGAGCCGTAGGCGAAGCGACAACAATCAAGGTCGGTATCAAAGCAGGATGCATCAGGTTCAATCTGGCTGGTTTAGATGAACAGGTGTATCAAGATGGTCAGTAGAGCAGGGAGAAGCGAGGAGGGACGATAAGGTCAGTAAAGACGATAACGACCAGATCTCTATCAAAGACGGGGCTTGCCCGTTCGACGTAGCGATAGCGAAGGAGAACTCACTAACGCTATCTGATTTAAATAACGATCATTAAGTTTATCTGATTTTCAGATCTGGTTATAATGCAGTTAGAAGTTATTGATTATGATCAGAAAACAATATTGTGAGCGTCAGCGAACGCGCGAAGCGCTAATAATCGTATCTAGTAATAATTACTGATCATCAAGTTCAATATCTATGATCATAGCGATATGGATTAACTTCTATCTGTCGCGCTTCGCGCTAATGTTATTAATTATGGCTTCGCCAGTTCGCTTCGCTCACATCTTTGTCGCTTCGCTTTGGTTTATAGTGTTTACTGCTTGTACATCCTTCCATATCATCTTTATCCAATTGTTCTTATAGGGCGATTTTTTCTAGGGTCCATGCGCTTCTCCGGGATGCATCGATGCGCTATCGATGCGTTTTATCAGTGCATCGATGCGCTTGCTCCGATTGATTTTGATCATTCAGTGCTGTACCGAAAATTATTTTACCAAGTTGTTTACGACTATCACCGAGATGTATAAACAGTCTATGAAAGCAAATGAGAGTTTCTTCTTTCCTCGTTATGTTCTCTCGTTTGTTTACGTTATCGAATAGCCGATATAAAATAGCTATGTGAACAGCAAGTTCATTTAAAATTCCTTAAAGTTTGAAGCGCTCGCAAGAGCGCTCTTTTTTCAACACATCAAAAAGGTGAACACTATGAAAAAATCTAAATATCCATCTAAGCTCGTTATCGAAACGAAACTTGATAACGGCGATTCATTCAGAGCAATCTGCCGAGAGTTTGATATTTCTCCATCGAGTATGAAAAAATATTGCGACCGCATGAACATCAGAACAACTAAAAAAGAAGGATAATAAAATGAATTTCTCAATCTTTGAAAACTTGAACGGAACTACTAACGTTAGCTTGAATAAAAAAATCGTTAAAACTAACGAAATGACTAACAACCGTAACACGCTGAAAACTTTTATCGGCAGCTTTACTGATATTCACCGTAACATCAGAGCAAAGATGTTAAGCAAAGTTGAGAACGCTTTGACTGTAAAAGATATGCGTAAATTCCAAATCGGTATGTCAGAACTGAACGACAAGCCTGCTATCGTTGCTTATTCAAGTGATATGACAAAAGCTGTGATCGTTTGCTGTGAAGGTCGTAACTGGAAAGCTTTAGGTTCAGACTTGACTATGATTCACAAAAAAGACACCGATAACTTTGTTCAGCAATATGTTGGTAGTTTTGTAGAGATTAAAGAAGAAATTGAATTTCCTACTGAACAGAAAGTTGATGTTATCACCAACGAATTGGAAGAATTGAGAAAGGAGATTGAAGCCTTAAAACTAAAAAACGCTGCTCTCGAAAATGAGAACAGCGCTATGAGAAAAGTAATGAAGGGTGATAAATTATCTTTTGACGAAGAACTATTAATTGTGAAAATTGAAATTTCAAAGCCGACCAAAGCAATATGAAAATCAATTGTTGATTGCTATTAAAATATAATAGCAATCAACAATATTTAGTAAAAGAAAGTCTATGCGACCTATAATTACTTTAATTTATCTATCCCTTTTAGGAAACACAAAACCTTGTGTCGTTAGTAGTGGTGGTGGACTTCCCGCAAGTAATAACATATTTTCTTTTGGTATGTTATTCATTTCGGTGTATTCTTTTTCAAGCTCTTGAATGCATTTTTTTATTGCAAACTCATCCGTTTCTCTGCATATATCTGCTACGATATTGGTAATATTATACACGGATTTATAAAGGTCAAAACCAAAGTAATAGGTATTATCAGTATCACAAAAAGGAGGGTTTTCTCTAAAAAGATCCGTATTATCACAAAGATATTCAAAATCGCTGATAGCTGATGCAATGGATGAAAGTTCTTTTTCAGCCCGTACTGGATCTTTCTTATTATGTGGTTGGTTTCGAAAGCTTTCGATGGCACGAGCTACTAAAGCTGTTGGGATGATGATCATTTCCATATGTGAAGTCAAAATGGCATCACGAGTCTGAAATAGACGGAATTCATCCACATCCCCTACATGTTGAAAGTAATTGCGTATCAAACGTAATAATTTAAACTCTGGCCTTTTAGCCAATTGAGTTATCCCAAATTCCTTGCTGAAACGATCATTCAGAGAATGGAGTAAATTCAGAAATGTATACAATGAGTTAATGTCTCGTTCGCCAACGTGACGAAAATCTGTCAATTCATAAGAACTATAAAAAAAACGGTCGATAAAAGTATTTGCTTCCATTTTATCCTCTGTAATCATTCTGGATTGACTAAGATACCTGATTTGATCCCTGAGTGAATCAGAATATCTATTTGTTCATTACCTAATTCTTCGCATTCTTTATAGCAAATATCTGCTGCTTCTAGTTTTTCTCTTGGTGCGATTAAGAATTCATAGTATCTATCAAATGTTTGCATGAAAACATTCTGCAATTCAGTTGATGTACTTTTGGAAAAAATTGTACAAAAGATTGATAAATCGCATATATATCCAGCGACCTCAACCCAAGCATGACCATCCCATTCTCCCGTATAATTGCTCCCCGAAGTAATTATCGGCAGTATAGGCTCATGTGAGAAAATCTTTGTGTTTCTTATAACAAGTGACCCAGAAATCAATCTTGCGGTTATTTTCATGTTGTCATTGATAAGTGCGCAAAGATATGCACTCATGTAGAGACATGCCTTCTCTTTTTTGATTGTCTTGTCCAGAACATAAGATGACAATTCATTTATTTGTTGCTTCATTTTATTATTGTTCATTTTCTTCTCAACAATCACATTGTTTTTAGATTATAAAACCAACATGGTTAATAAACTTCCAATAATGGTTCTTTTCCTTTTCAAAACAACTTTACTTAGTTAATCAAATTATTCGCAATTTTTTTGATATAGTTATAGAGTTCATATCCACTTGAATTAAATGTATTAATATTGATATTTCTATCCTCAACATTATTTGAGTTCATTGATTTTATTTGTTTAATCAATCGTGGAATGGAACCGAATTTGTCTTCAATCAATACTCTTCCATTATGATCATCAAATTGATTTCGAGTTAAATCAACATAGTAATCGTTAATCCTAACTACTACGTGTGATTTGATGTATTTGTTTAATTCTTCGCAGCATTCAAACCAAATTATTTCAGGCTCATATCCATGATCTGTTAGATATTGAGCCAGAAAATTACTTGCTAAGTCACAGCAACCATGCGGAAAACTGTTTAACTCTGACCATCTTGGCATATTGAAACACCCAAATGAATGTGTATCCGCAGCCATAACGAGAGCATTTCTGAATGCGTGTATAAGTTTTTTCAGTTCATTGTCCATTACGTCCTCAACCCATTAATCTGTCGGTTATAACTGTTTGTATTCACATAGGATAATCTATCATTTTGTGAGGCTCAATAAAACTTATAAAGCATGAAATCAAGTTTATGCAGAGTAATATCTCATCAACGTGCACAGTGTATAAATACAGTTTTAGAGGAAGTATCTATGACAAAATTTGACCATCAGTGTGCAAACTGCAAATGTGCTTTGAAAAGAACCTACACGATGATGCATCGCGTTGAATCTCATTACAACTGCCATCAAATCCTTTGTAATCATGATTTAATGAAATGTTATGGTATACAAAACCGACATCTTTTACCAGATCGCGTCCCTATCAACCGTCTTAAACAGACCTTCAAAAGTGCTACGCGATAAGGGAGCATCGCTCCCTTAATCAAGGTCAATCTCGGTATCATTCTCTGTCTTATCTTTGTACTCGTCTGAGGAGTTGTCCTGCAACTCAGGCTCTTCAAACAAACTGTCAATCTCGCGTAACGTCTGGTCGATTTTCTCTTTCAGACAATCACGAAGTTCTTCAACTGAAACGGCAGATTCGAGAATCTCCAAAGCGTGTTTCTTTGGCATTAACCTGATTTTGTCTTTCAGTTGTGAACAAAAACGGTTCAACTCAGCTTGAACATAATCAACTGGGATTAATTCACCAGATTTTTCTTTCGCTGCATAAGTTGCCAAGTCAGCTTTAGCCACCTGTTCACGGAGTTTTTCTCGTTCGAATTCGTCCTTGATGGACATATTTCGCATTGGGTTAATTTTGTTCTGAACAATCCATAAAGTGCCTTCGTCTTCTGGAATACCAGAAGGGTTATCAGAGTAGGGCAGTCCTTCTGCACGCCAGCTCTTGATAGCGTTGAGGGTATAACCATAACGTTTAGCCATTTCAGTCATGCTTACATAAGTTTTACGAGCCATTAAATATCTCCAAGTGTAGAGGGAATAAGGGTTTATCTCAGTATTTATCTCTACAGCGGGAGGAATCCGGGATAGTCCCTGTCTATTGATGATGAACTGAACACGATTTGGATTTTCATACGCGAGAAAAAGGCTGAGCGCTCGAAACATCTCGGCGTTTCGGACGTCTAGAAGAAACTAAAAAATTTTTTGTCAAGCACTTTCTCAGCAGGATCATCTAAAAATCTAACTTTTTAAAAATAATATGATAAAAATATTTAAAATTATCTTCTTGATAAGCGCCGTCTTGTCAGTAGGGCTTCTGCTTGTGTCCTCACAGGCGGTCCGATACGATTGCTTCATGATTTACCGAGTCGATAAGCAAGACAGAAATCTTATTCACTCAGAAGTTGCAGATTATAACTGGTTCTTTTTCTATCGTGCTAATAACAGAGAACGATTCAGTGGTCTATTGCATGACGTTGTTATAAACGGTTATGACGCGAGTATAAACAGACGTGACGGGGTCGATTATCTTCGAACTTATTTTGATAATACACCCAGTTATATAATTCAATCTGATAACAGACAGTTGTTTGTTACTCAGTGCAGACTCAAAGGAATAAAAAATGAAACTCAAACTAAAAACTCTAAGTCTTGATAATCCTAAACATGAAAAATTTATCTATCGTGTTCTAGCGGTCGGCATAGCTGTGCTTTGTTGTGTCAGTGCTGTTAAATCATGGAACGAATACAACGACCCTTATAACGTATCAGCACGTCACACGGAGAATTTCGAACGTAGAACAAACGCTCTTGTTTCTTTAGAAAAGCCTTCTGAATATATCTGTGATGCCTCTAACGGTAAAAGCTATCGTTTATTTGATTATAACGATAGCTTTATGTACGTTCGTTCTGGTATTACTCCTACTCGTGATGATTATAAATTCTCTGAGACTCTCAGAGGAATTCATTCTGATAACATGTATAACGCCCGTATATCTGAATCTGGTAATTCAGGTGCAGGTCGTATGTCTAATCAGATGTATAAGCACAACGGCATTAACTTCTTATGCAAACGTGCATAATCAAATTCCCAAATAAAAAGGGCATATCAATTGATATGCCCTTTTTTCGTTCTTACTTCTTGCTGGTCCACTTTTGCTCGGAATTCCATTTACCGATTCTTGAAAAGAATGAATCGTTCTCTGATCCTTTATAGCTTCTGTGAACACCATCAGACGCATGGTTTCGTGCTGATTTTTCGAGAACAGCCCAGATAGAGTTCAGTTGTACTTCGGTTTCGTTCTTCGATTCGTTATCATCATAGTCAATGTTAATCGTGAGCTTATCGATCTCACCATTGAACAGATTAAAACTCTCTCTTACTTTGCCTGTTTCAGGACTCAGAAAACATATATCAATATTAACCTCGGCTGTATCAAGCTGTTTCGTTCTGACTAAGTTGATATACTCAGTTCTCACGTTAGCTAGCTTAACTGACATTCCGTTGTTGTTGATTTCTTTTTCTTCATCGATTGTGCTGATATCAGTAAAGTCACCAGTGGCGATATAATTCTTCGCTTTGTATTCGATATCGTAATACGCATCAGTAAGTAACAACTCAGTGTTGTTTTTCATCTTGATCGTAACAAGGTGAAACAACGTGCCTACACTGAATAACTGAGACTGATCCAGAACGGTAAGATTAGTTCCGTTAAAATCGTTATAAGCGCTGATAAATTCAGCGTCTTTGCAGAGTTCAGCAAATCTTTCTTTAATATTCATTAGATAACCTCTGTTGCTTTAAGTTGAAGTTTACTCAGCGATTTAATATCAAGCGGATAACTTTCGTTAGTCAGTACGAATCGACCTTTAGGAGATCTGTATTTGATTTCTTCACCAAGCTGAACTTGAGCACGAAGATTCGGAAACAGTTTTAACTGACCTCCAGTCTGTACGTCCTCCGTAACGGTATAAAGCTTGGAGTGATTCTGAAACTGAACTATTGTTCCTGCTTCAAGAACACCTGCAAACGTTCCTAGAGTCACCTGACGCGCTCCTGGTGCTGCATTCTGTTGTGAGCGTAGAAGTCCTTGGGCTGTTCCTTCGTATTTCGTTTGATAGCTCAAGTCAAATTCAAATGGTTGTGATTGTTGATGCATAGCGATAAAGCGTTTTACTTCTGCTGTTTGTTCTGATTGATAATTCAGACTGAATTCAAGTTCAAAGAACTGAACACCGGTGAATCGTTTTTGAAATTTACCGCTGATTGCTCTGTTAGAGAAAAACGGTGCGTTCGACGTTAATTTAACATCGGTGATTTTGATATTCTTACTAAGCATAGCTCCCTCATAAATATAGGTTTATTCACTTATTTATAAGAGGCTATATGAACATAACAGATATGATTATCTATGACGAAGGCGAAAAACTTACGATTTATAAAGATACAGAAGGATATTGGACAATCGGAGTTGGACATCTTCTGACTAAATCACCGTCTAAAGACGAAGCAATCAGACAACTCGATAAACTTGTAGGAACTGGTCATTACGGTTATATCAACAAACAAGAATCTCGCAAGATTCTGGAAATTGATATCAACCAAACGATCAAACAAATAGGAAGAACCGAGCTTATCAACGTTTATACTTCTCTTGATATCATCAGACGAACAGCACTGGTTAATATGTGCTTCCAACTTGGTGTTCAAGGTGTTCTACAGTTCAAGAAAATGATCGGTTATCTCGAAATCGGTGATTATCAGAATGCAGCAGACGAAGCACTGAACAGCAGATGGGCTAAACAAACCCCTCAGAGAGCCAGACGTGTGACGGATGTTCTCAGAACTGGAACTTACGATAGCTATAAATGAAAAAGGGAGCATATGCTCACTTTGATTAAACATTGATACTACGCAACAACGCAAGACTGATAATAAAAATCAAGTCAATTCTTCTCATGATATCTCCTTGTTTAACTCGGAGATATCGTATAAGTCCTGCCGAGGAGGTGAAGCATTATCCCAGCTTTATTCTTCTTCCCTTTCGGAGTTCATGAAATCCAATAGTTTTTCCGTGTCAGATTTAAAACTGATATTCTTAGAATCCCATCGGAAGCTCTGTGAATGTCCATTGATGTACGACACTTTTATTCTCCATGACTTTTTCAGATTGAAAACGGTGATTTCTCTTATCACACGTTTAAGCATCATGTTTAATTCAACAGGATCTTGCACCTCCTGCAACAGGTTCAAATCAACTGATTGCTCGTTCATAACCCTGTTGTTTTGTTCTGTAATAGCTTGGTCGAGCGCCTGTAACTTATCTTCAAGACTGCCAATTGTCTGCAAAACACTTGCAGGAACTTTCTTCATACTGAGTAGCATATTGTTCAGATCTTGAATCTTTTCCTGAACATCAGAGCGTTCTTGTAATAAAGTTGCGTCGAGTGATGTTTTCTTTTCCATCTTTAGTTCACGAAGAATTTTAAACATCGCGGTTTCAATATTTTTAAAGTTCTGCGTTACGCTACATTTTCCATCGCGAGCGTTTGCACAAACGTGATATTCATATACTTTGCCACTGACTGTATGAAATTTTCTAACAAGAGCACCTCCACATTCATGCTTGAGCAAACCTGTGAAAGCGTTCTTTTCTGACTTATATCCGGGTTTATTCTGTTTCTGATCAGATTGAAGCAACATGAATTCTTCTTTGCTTATAACGGCAGGATAATAATCTTCGACAATATCCAGAAGAATGACTTTACGATCTTTTGTCGTTTCAGTTGTTTGATATGCACCGTAAAGAGCAACTGATTTAATCGTCTTTGCAACAGTCGTATGATTCCAGCCAGCAGAACGTAGCGGGGCAAATTCTTCATCATTCAGAGTCTTGGCTATTTTATTATTGCCAAGACCTTTCTTCTTGAGTTCGATTATTCTTTTCACCGCGTCGAGTCTGTCAGAAAAAACATAAGCGTTGTCTTTTCGTTCTAACCAAAATGGTAATGATTTGTTGATAACTTCACCGTTCAATGCTCGTTGACGTTGTTGTCCTTTTGTCTCTCTCAGTCGTTGAGATTTCTTCTCGGATTCTTTGTGAGCAAGGTCAGCAGCCAGCGCGATTCTAATCACGCTTACTAAGTCGTTTACTGATTCTCTGTTCAGCAAAAGCCCATCGACGAGGGAAGCGATATAAACTTGATGCTGTAGAATCTGCTTGATGATCTGTTGTGTTACGTCGATGCCTCTACGACTCAATCGGTCGAGTGATTCGATAATGATCGTTGAGCCTGGAGAGATAGAACCTTGTTCGATAGCTTGAAGCATGTCAGCCAAAGATGCTCTGTTGCCTTCTTTGAATGCAGAGATCCCCAAGTCTTGGAAGTTCTTTTCTGATAGAATTAAATTATTCGCCTGTGCGTACTTCTCAGCAAGTTCAGTCTGACGACGAACTGAGTCACCTTGTTCTTGCTTCTTGCTTGAGAATCTTATGTAACTGAATGCTAACCCGTTTTGTTTTTGCATAATCTATTCCTTTCAATCACTTACGAGAGAATATCAATTTTGCTTCTTTGCAACAATATCACTATGCAGTTTGGCAGTAAGCCGCTGTTCGAAAATATTTCCGTCAAATTTGGCGGCGGCAACCGTTACGGCCTGATTGGTGCCAACGGTAGCGGAAAATCCACCTTTATGAAGATCCTCGGCGGTGACCTGGAGCCGACGCTGGGCAACGTGTCGCTCGACCCGAACGAGCGTATCGGTAAGCTGCGTCAGGATCAGTTCGCCTTCGAAGAGTTCACCGTGCTCGACACCGTGATCATGGGGCATGCGGAGCTGTGGGAAGTGAAGCAGGAGCGCGATCGTATCTACGGTCTCGCTGAGATGAGCGAAGAAGACGGTTACAAAGTGGCCGACCTGGAAACGCAGTACGGCGAAATGGACGGTTATTCTGCGGAAGCGCGTGCGGGCGAACTGCTGCTGGGCGTCGGCATTCCTGTTGAACAGCATTATGGTCCGATGAGCGAAGTTGCGCCAGGCTGGAAGCTGCGTGTGCTGCTGGCGCAGGCGCTGTTCTCTAATCCAGACATCCTGCTGCTCGACGAACCGACCAACAACCTGGACATCGACACCATCCGCTGGCTGGAGCAGACGCTGAACGATCGCGACAGCACCATGATCATCATCTCGCACGACCGTCACTTCCTGAACATGGTGTGTACTCACATGGCGGATCTGGACTACGGCGAGCTGCGCGTTTATCCGGGCAACTACGATGAGTACATGACGGCGGCAACCCAGGCGCGCGAGCGTCTGCTGGCCGACAACGCCAAGAAGAAAGCGCAGATTGCTGACCTGCAATCCTTCGTCAGCCGCTTCAGCGCCAACGCCTCTAAATCGCGCCAGGCAACGTCGCGTGCCCGTCAGATCGACAAAATCAAACTCGAAGAGGTAAAAGCCTCCAGCCGTCAGAACCCGTTCATCCGCTTCGAGCAGGACAAGAAGCTGTTCCGTAACGCGCTGGAAGTGGAAGCCCTCACCAAAGGCTTCGATGAAGGCCCGCTGTTCAAAAACTTCAACCTGCTGCTGGAAGTGGGCGAGAAGATTGCTATCCTGGGCGCCAACGGCGTGGGTAAATCTACCCTGCTGAAAACTCTGGTGGGCGAAATGCAACCGGATAACGGTACCGTGAAATGGTCTGAAAACGCGCAGATTGGTTACTACGCGCAGGACCATGAATATGAGTTTGAAAACGATCTGACCGTCTTCGACTGGATGAGCCAGTGGAAGCAGGAAGGCGACGACGAGCAGGCGGTACGCAGCATTCTGGGGCGTCTGCTGTTCAGCCAGGACGACATCAAAAAGCCCGCCAAAGTGCTCTCCGGTGGTGAAAAGGGCCGTATGCTGTTCGGCAAGCTGATGATGGAAAAACCGAATATTCTGGTGATGGACGAACCGACCAACCACCTGGATATGGAATCTATTGAGTCGCTGAACATGGCGCTGGAGATGTATCAGGGCACCCTGATCTTCGTCTCTCACGACCGGGAGTTCGTCAGCTCGCTGGCGACCCGCGTGATCGAAATCACGCCAGAGCGCGTGGTGGACTTCACCGGTAACTACGAAGATTACCTGCGCAGTAAAGGTATCGAGAGTTAAAAAAATAGCCGGGTGGCGGCTTCGCCTTACCCGGCCTACGTTCTATCCCCTCTCCCTGTGGGAGAGGGTTAGGGTGAGGGCATCAGGCCGCACTAAACCACCCACTCGCCTCCTTCAACCCCGTTCACCCGCAGCGTACGTTTTTCCCCCGTCGGTAACGACACCTTCAGTGCCTTCCATGCCGGACGATAGTCGCCGCGCGCATTCACCTTCAGGTTGATACTTGCGCCGTCGCACACCATCTCCCATTCCACCCACAGCGCATTGCCGTTCAGGTAGCCCCAGCTTTCGCCGTCATCCTCAAACAGCAGCCCGGAGGTGGTGCCGACGCCTTTCACCGGGAACAGTTTTAGCTCGCGGGTATCGTCTTTATCGGCGCTCACGTGACGGATGCGTTCGCTGAGCGGCAAACCGGCCCCTGCGCGCACCAGAAGCGGCAGCTTTTCCAGCGGCGCATCAAGGACGATCGATTGCCCGCCCGCATACCACGCGTGGGTGTAAAAATCGTACCAGCCGGTTTCGTTATCCGGCAGCCAGACGCGGCGCTCGCGCTGCCCGGCTTCGACGACGCTGGCCACCAGCAGGTCACGGCCCAGCAGGAAGTCGTCGCACTCTTCAAAGGTCTGTGCATCGTGCTCATGATCGAGGAAGGTCGGGCGCAGCATCGGCTCGTCGTCGGCGTGCGCCTGCCAGAGCAGGGTGTAGAGGTACGGCAGCAGGCGATAGCGCAGTTCAATGGCGCTACGAATCGCAGGGGTCACGCCCGGGTACATCCACGGTTCGTTCACGGTGCGATCGTCATTCCACGAGTGGATGGTAAAGCGCGGATGCATCACGCCGTTCTGTACCCAGCGCACGAACAGCTCCGCATCCGGCTTGTCGCCGGAGAAACCGCCGACGTCGTGACCGACGTTGAACAGTCCGGACAGGCTCATGCCCAGCCCCATGCGGATGTTATAACGCAGGGTGTCCCAGTTGGTGCGGTTGTCGCCGCTCCAGGTCTGAACGTAGCGCTGCATCCCGGCGCAGCCGGAGCGGGAGATCAGATACGGACGTTTCTCCGGAGCAAAGCGCTGCTGCGCTTCCAGCGAGGCGCGCATCATCAGCAGCGGCATCACCGGGCGAATGTGCTTGATGGCGATTTCCTGACCGAAGCCATAGCAGCGCGCTTCCCCGTCCCACACTTCATACTCGTTGTTGTCGTTCCAGGTGGAGTCGATGCCCATCTCCAGCAGCTGCGTGGTCACGCCGTTCTGCCACCACTGCACCGTCTGCGGGTTGGTGAAGTCGAGATGCGATCCTTCGTCATCCCAGAAGCTGGAACGTTCAGGCGCATCGGTTTCTGAATCGCGAATGAACAGGCCGCGTTCCGCCACTTCGCCGTAGCGGGGATGATCCTGCAACAGACACGGCTTGATGTTTGCCGCAAGCCGCAGCCCCGCGTCGTGGAACGCCTGGCTCATCACCTTCGGCTGCGGCACTTTGTCGTAGTTCCAGTTAAAGACGTAGCGCTTGCCGTTAATCGAGGTATAGCCGGAGGAGAGCTGGAACGAGTCGCACGGAATGGCATGCTCATCGCACAGGCGGATGAAGTTCATCAGCTGGTTTTGCGCGTCCGGCGCGTCGGTGTAGTGCATGGTCGAGCCGCTGTAGCCCAGGCTCCACTTCGGTCCGAACAGCGTTTTCCCCGTCAGGCGCACGAAGGCTTTGGTCACGTCCAGCACGCGCTTGCCGGTGAAGAGGTAGTAGTCAATATCGCCCGCTTCCGCCTGCCAGCGGCGGTAGGCGGTGTGATAGTTGTCGATCTCGTTACCCAGATCCAGCCAGCAGCTGCTCAGGTTATCGTAGAACAGGCCGTAGCTCACGTCATCGCGACGGGTGAGGGTGAACGGGATGTGCTTGTACAGCGGATCGGTGCTGGCGGCGTTATAGCCCATCGCGTCCAGGTTACGCATCTCATAGCGTTTGCCGTTGCGCTGTAAATCCCCCGCTTTCTCACCCAGACCGTAAAAACGTTCATCATTGCGACGGCTGAGATAGTGCGCCACGCCGTCACCGTGGGCGTTCAGCAGGTAGGCGCTGGTCGGGCGGTCATTGACCAACGGCTGCCACTCGCCCGCCTCATTGCGGTAGTGCCACTCCAGCCACAGGGGCTGGTGGACGGTGACGCGCAGTTGTTCGGTCGCTACGGTTAACGCATCGCCCTGCTGCGTCAGTGTCCAGGCCGGGCAGGTGAAGCCGCTGACATCGTCGCGACGGCGGCCTTCCCACGGTACGTCTTGTTCCGGCGCGATGCTCCAGGTGCGGTCCAGCGCCAGCTGGCCTTTACGCTTGATCAGCACGCGGAACAGATTCTCTTCCAGCACATACAGGCACAGACGGTGCTGGTTATCCACCAGCAGTTCCAGATGATTCGCTGACTGCGTATCGATGGTCCAGTTTTTCAGGGTTTTCATATGCAATACATCCACTATCAGGCGCGCTTGGCGCGACGTTCAGCAATAAATGCCACCAGGAAGAAAGCGCCAATCAGGTCAAAGAAGCCCATGGCGATAAAGAGCGGGTTGAAGCCGATTTTGTCGGCGGTCACCCCAATCAAAAGGGAGAACAGGAAGCTGGCGATCCACGCCGCCGAGCCGCGCATGCCGTTAACCGTCGCCATCTGGCCCTTGTCGAACGACTCCACGACCAGCGCGCTCAGCATGCAGGAGATGATCTGGTGGCCGAAACCGCCGATGGAGATCAGCACGATGGTGATATACGGGTCGCGGGTCACGGCCACAACGGCCAGAGAAATCATCAAAAACGCGCCGGTCACTGAACTTGCCACCACCGAGTTGACGCGGGTGCAGCCGAACCAGCGGGTATAAAGCCGGGTGAGGTAGCCGCTCGCCACGCTGCCGAGGTCGGCGGCGAGGAACGGCAGCCAGGCGAACATCGCGATCTGCTTCAGATCCATGCCGTGCTCTTTCGCCAGGTACAGCGGCACCCAGAAGCTCAGTACCGCCCAGGCAGGCTCGGCCATAAAGGCGGGGATGGCGATCCCATAGAAACGTTTATTCTTCGAGACGGTTTTGAGCGCGGTAAAGAAGGGCTGTTTCACCGGCGGGGCTTCGTTATCCTGCTTGATGTACTCCAGCTCGCTTTTGCTGA